CATTAAAACCCCCAAGTTGGGGTAAATCAATTTCATCGCCTATGCAGATAGTTCTATGAGGCCGCCACTTACCTAAAAAACGGCCTACTGATTTGACACTTGCTTCATTAAAAAAGGGTACTTGCAGATCTGACACGAACGCAATTTTGCGCAATTAGTCCTCGTCTTCGTAGGGGTCATGGTCTGGATTAACTGGATCAAAATCTGGACTAGTAGGTGCTATCCAGTCTGGGAATACGTTTTTATCGCACATTCCTAGAGCTTGATCTACTGGGAATCCTGCACGTCTTAGGCTTAAATAAAACTCACGCAACGAGATGGCATAGGTATCTAACTTGGTATTAATCTGTTCATGGGTATATTTACCCTTGCGCTTATTAACCTTCTTACGCTTACGTGCGGTAGCCATATTGTTATTATGACTTACTTATGATAATGAAGAGTTGATCGACACGCTCTTCTAATCTTGAACTGCGCTGATCTATTCGGTTAACGGCATCTGCCAGGCTGCTTCCTGAATTGGGCTTAAGTTCGCTTAACCAACCTTTAACGAGAAAACGTAATCCGATTAGCCCTGCGCTCAGCACTGCGCAAATACCAGCGCCAAAGCCAGCCCACTCTGCTGGACTCATGCTTCATCTGCACCGATGCCATAAGCTGTATCGGATTTATCTAAAGCCCTAGCTGCTGGACCAGCCAAAGCTGCAACTACTACAGACAGTGCTGGATCTAAACCTAATTCATTACTTGCTAAAAATGTTAAGAAAGATACTAATACCCCACGTGCATAGGATTTAAGTACTGCCTTTTGTTTTTCTGATATTTTCATATTTTGCCCCCTAGTAGTGGTATATCGAACGGCCTGCCGTCTTTATCGCCTGCTTTAGTAAATGAACAATGGATATGTGACCGATGCGGGTTTATGCCTTTGTACTTACGCCATTTCCAATTTAGAATTTTTGAACATATCCGCCCGTTATAGATGACGTATGATATGCGTGGATCCGATTTGGCTGCGATTCTGATTTGGTCAGCCAGATAAGGTGCGAGACTGTCGGATGACTGTAACCTAGCATTAATATCAATTGCTCGGACGACCCCAGATTTGTCTGGATTATGATCCGATTTTCTGGCGGAGTGACGACTATCGCCCAGCCATCCTTCTGGACTGGCAGTACTGCGATCTGGAAACCACGTATCAATTTGTTCCCTTAGTTGCACTCCAGCTGCACATAGCCAGGGTTTCATTAGCCTAAAAGTATTCTTGCTTCTTCTTCGCTGATTCCCAATTTAGATAATAAAGCTTCACGCTTAGCTGCCTTCGTTTCGGCTTCAACTATTTCATCTGCCTTAACCTGCTCTATTGCTGCATCAATTTCTTTTTGAGTAGGCGCATCGCCTTCTAATACATCCCATTTAATTGTGGAGTAATCATCTTCAATAAATGAAAACTCTGCAGTTGGTCTTAATTTTTTAATTGCTTTTACTAAATAATCATTCATTATGCACCTATTTCTAACAACAATATATTGTTAACATAACTATCGGGTTGCCATCTAGAACTAGCAGAATTTAAGGTTGTTTGTAATGATGCTTGAGTTTTGTAAGTTGTTGATGAAGTTGTTGCTGGCGAATCTAAATAAGATGCAGACCAAGCACTCCATCTTTCCACTACTCCTTGTGCTCCATCTCTATCATATTCAAAATAACTAACTGTTCCACCATAAACGGAAGTTGAATTTCTTACAATTTGTCCATAAACACCTAATTGATTTCCATTTCTAGTATAAAAGAAAACTTGATTGACAATAATCAAAACCTTACTATTTGTCGATGATGGAGTTATAGAAGCACTTAAACCAGTATCTGTCATGGAAGTTGATGCAATAGTTGTTTGAGTTGAATAAGTTGCTTGAACTACTTGCAAAACTTTACCGCCACCAGAAGGTGTAGCCCACTCAGGAGCTGTCGCTCCAGAATTTACTTGCAAGACCTGTCCAGCCGTACCAATACCAAGACGTGCTGGTGTTGATCCACTTGATGAGTAAATGGTATCGCCAGTAGTTGTCATTGGATTTACCATGCCCGTTGTATCTAAATTAGTCCAGGCTGATCCTGTGTAATAAGTAGTTGTATTTGTATCTTTTAAGAAAGCAAAGTTACCCTCTTGTGGTGAAGTTACAGCTGCATCTCTAGCAGCGGCACTAGCAAACACCCAGATATTTTGCATCAAATAGCCATCTACATCGGCGGCGGTGAGAACTTCGCCTGTAGTAAAATCCTTAAACCCTAAACCTGCTGCCATCTCTACTCCTTAGTAACTTAGGACATTATAGTCTAAAGTGCCATAAATGCTACTATTTAGGATAAATGCATCTATAACGGGCTCTAATGTCGTGAACGTGGTGCGCCAACTATTCGGGGTTATATTCATGGCAACCCCAAAAATCTGTAAAGTCTTACTAATAGTGCTACCGCCTGGCTGGGTAGTGGTCACTGTGATTGGGTCAAAAAAATCAAGGTTAAGAGCTGCTATTACTCCGCTGTTGTAGTTAGGCGTGTATAGATCCAGGGTTATATTGTCCACTCGTATCGAGGTTTCTTGCCTACTGGCTACATAGGCTTGGGCATAATCTAGAGCTACGGCATCTGATTGCATAAGTAAATTGTCTAAGAAGTAACTATGTAAGAAATATTTATCTATACTCGCCTGACTTAAAGCGACCTGTGGGCTACCACCAGCTCTAGTGATTGTAGCCTTATTGAATATAAGTACATCGTTTAATATCCACTGAGCATCGGCATATGGTATACCTGTGCCATTATCATTAAATACTGTGGGTGTGCCACCAATAGATCCAGCTGTGACTGCTCTATCTTGGAATACAAACGATCCGCTTTCATCTACATATAATGCGCCATACTCTGACTCTGACACTGTAGTCATGGCCTGTAGTGCAGTTCTATTTGTGCCTGGGTCTGCTTGTAATGTAGTTAAACCCGCATCGACATCACGCATAGTCGCTGGCCAGTCAATTTCATCTAATATCTGGTTAATACGTGTGCCTGATAGATCACCAGCAGTAGCACCTGTGACAGTGCTTATCTGTGCATTGTAAGCAAGTCTAAAAGCATCTACAGCTTGTATAGTTGTATACGCTACATCTTCGGCTTCTCTAGGATAGGTAGTGACATAGCTTGTAATGAATCCTGAAAATATAGGATAAGTAACGCTGTTATATGTAGCAGTTATCTGCACCTTTTTCATAGGTGTCAAGTATGTAAAATATGGGCTAGATGGATTTTGTGGGTTAAAATCACCATTTTGATCTACTATGCGTAATGTAAGAGTGCCTGTTTGAAATTGATCTATTAAAGCGTTACGGCCTCGCTTAGTTTCAATTCTATTTATTTGATTTGATACATCTACAATAATTGATGCACTATCGCCTAATATATTTGTACCTAATATGCCCTGGTCTAAAATCATAGCCTGGGCGAATGATGGGCCAGTGCTAAAGTTTATGAAAGCATTGACTACAGGTACTGTCATTACAAACCGCCAGCGATGCCATAAGATACGCCAGACTTCTGGGCTATCTGTAAACTCTCTGCTATTAGTGCTGCGAATCTATCGCCTGTTTGTGCTGTATCTACAGTTATATTAATGCCTTGCATTGAGCGTTCTTCGCCCATCCTAAAGCGACCAGCATCAAATTTTGGGCCAATAACGCTAGCATTTTCCATAACAGTTGCAGCTGTAGATGATGAATCAAACTGCCTTAAAAAATCATCTATACGACTATTAGTAGATTGTGCAATAGATAGTGCTGTAGCGTAGGTCACATTACCTAAATCAGTGCCACCACCAGTAGTAGTTGTTTTGTATCCCTTACTTGCCATATCTGCTAAGAATGTTGCTATCTTGGCGTTCATAAGTTTTACAGATTCCAGGGCTTGATCATAGGTTGCCGCTAATTTCTTGGCTGCCTCAGCTGCGGCTAACTCTGCTAGTATCTTTTTGGCTAATGCTTCATTGTTATCTAGTATTGCTATTTGTGACTTAATGCGTAACTTGGTTTCTTCATCGGTGGCTTCATTTAACGCTTTAGCAAATCCAATACGCTCTACATCAAATTTAGCAGATAGTTCGTCTACTGCAGTCTTTTTCTTCAATTGATCGTTTTCTAATTTTCTAAACTTTACGCTATCTTTAATAGACTTAAGTTCAATTCTTGATGCACTGCGCTTTGCATTGTCTGGTAATTCTCTACCACCAAAATCTCTAGTGGCTACACCTGCCGCAGCGCTACCACCAATAATAGCAAAGGCTGCTGCAACAGCTTTAGGGCTTTTACTGGCTATAGCCAAAGTCCT